CGCGCGCGCAATAAGCAGGAGAGTATTCATGAACAGCTACAGCAACAACGCCGCCTGGAATGACTTCAACGATGCCGAAGACCAGCGCGAGTACGCCCTGATCCCACCCAAAACCCTGGCCAAGGTGATCATGGCCATTCGCCCGGGTGGGTATGACGATCCAAGCCAAGGCTGGACTGGCGGTTACGCGACCCGTTCCGACAAGACCGGTGCGATCTATCTCAACGCCAAGTTCACCATTCTGGAAGGACCATTTGCCAAACGCGTGGTGTTCGGGCTGATTGGCCTGTCCAGTCCCAAGGGCCCCGAGTGGACCAACATCGGCCGCAGTTTTCTGCGCGCCATTCTGAATTCAGCACGCGGCATTCACCCGGCCGACAACTCACCGCAGGCGCAAAGCGCGCGCCGCATCAAGGGCTTCGCCGATCTGGATGGCGTGGAGTTCGTTGCTCGCATCGATGTTGAGAAGGATCAGAACGGCGACGACAAGAACGTCATCAAGGCTGCCATACAGCCGGATCACAAGGAATACGCGGCCCTGATGGGGCAACTGGTGCGCATGTCCAGTCCCGCGTCCGCTGCGCCGCAGAGTGCCACCCCATCTGCCCCTGCCGTGCCCACCCGTCCCGCCTGGGCGCAATAAGGAGGTCTTCCCATGATGCTGCGTCCTCGGCAGCGGGAGTTCATCACCCGCTGCGTCACGGCTCTCAAGGCCCATGGCAACACCCTCGGCGTGGCACCGACCGGTGCAGGCAAGACGATATGCCTGTCCGGCACGGCCGGGGAGTTTCTGCAACACCCGGATGCCAAGGCGTGTGTTCTGGCTCATCGGGATGAGCTGACTGCGCAAAACCTGGCCAAGTTTGGCCGCGTCAATCCGCACGTCAGCACTTCGATCTTCGATGCCCACCAGAAATCGTGGTCGGGTCAGGCCACCTTCGCCATGGTGCAAACCCTGGCGCGCAACCTCGAGCAGATGCCCACGCTGGACATGCTGGTGATCGACGAAGCCCACCACTGCGCAGCGCCGACTTACCGGCTGGTCATCGACTCCGTGCTCGCCAAAAACCCGCATGCGTTGATTTATGGCGTGACCGCCACGCCCAATCGCGGCGACGGCAAAGGTCTGCGGGAAGTGTTTTCCAACGTCGCGGATCAGATCCGATTGGGTGAGTTGATCCGTTCCGGCCACCTGGTGTCGCCACGTACCTTTGTGGTGGACGTTGGCACCCGCGACGCACTCGACGGTGTGCGCAAACTGACCGACGACTACGACATGAACGCCGTGGCGTCGATCATGAACACCACGCCTGTCAATGCGGCGGTGGTCCAGCACTGGCAGGAGCATGCCGCCCGTCGTAAGACCATTGCCTTTGCCTCCACGGTCGATCACGCCTATGCGGTTTGTCATGCATTCATTGCAGCAGGGGTGAAGGCCGCTGTGGTTCATGGCGAGATGACTCTTGCCGAACGTCAGTCCACGCTGGCGTCCTATGAAACCGGCGATGTGACGGTGCTGGTCAATGTCGCCGTACTCACAGAGGGTTATGACTATACGCCCACCTCGTGCATCGTTCTGCTGCGCCCCAGCTCCTACAAGTCCACCTTGATCCAGATGGTCGGTCGCGGCCTTCGCGTGGTCGATCCTGCCGAACACCCGGGCGTCATCAAGACGGACTGCGTGGTCTTGGATTTCGGAACGGCGTCCTTGCGTCACGGCAGTCTGGAACAGGAAGTTGATCTAGATGGCTTCGCCGGTGACGGTGAGGCACCGACCAAGGGCTGCCCGCAGTGTGATGCAGAAGTACCGATGGCCAGTCGCGAGTGCCCGCTATGTGGGCACAGTTTTGCCAAGGAGATCGAGGAGACGCGGCATCAGATCAGCGATTTCGTGATGACCGAAATCGACCTGCTCAAACGCTCCAACTTTGCCTGGTGCGATCTCTTCGGCGATGACTGTGCGCTGCTGGCCACCGGTTTCAAAGCCTGGGCGGGGGTCTTCTTCCTTGCCGGACGCTGGTACGCGGTGGGTGGTGCCGAAAAGCTGTCTCCTCGCTTGCTAGGCGCAGGGGAGCGCACGGTGTGTCTGGCCCAGGCCAATGACTGGCTCAATGACCAGGAAGTCGACGATGCCGCCCACAAAACCCGTCGCTGGCTGCAGGAGTCGCCCACGCCCGGGCAACTGCGCTACCTGCCTGCACCCTTGCGTGCTGATTTCAGCCTGACCCGCTATCAGGCCTCTGCGCTGCTGACCTTCCAGTTCAACAAGACCGCTATCCAGCGTTTGGTCACCGCTGCCAACGATGCGGTGATGACTGAGCTTCGGGAGGTTGCGTGAAAACGAGCGCAGCGAAGTTTCGCGAAACCAACGGTGAGAACGAATGCAATGAGTGGCAAATGTGCTGTGTGCTCCCGCCAAGCCAAGGGCTTGGGGTATTTCAACGCCCGCCTGCCGCGCTCCGATACCCGTCGCTACAGCGATCGCTGGGTGTTCTGCTCCATGCGGTGTCAGAACGCGTTCTCCAAGCTCATGTCGCGCCTGACCCAGTCCCAGGAGGACGCCGTGATTGATCCCAGCGATATGGAAATCGCCGCTATGCGATCCGCACTCGGCCCCTTGGGTGAGTACGTCGCCTCCATCGGCATGGATCGCCCTTTGGCCGACTACGGCAAGGACGAAGTCCTGCGCCTGGTGGAGGTCGTGGTCGACGCCTATCAGGCCCACATGTTGGCCGAGCACGAACGCATGGTCGAGCGCGATCGCACTTTCTTTGAACAACTCGCCAGCCGCAAGGCCACTGCCAGCACGGGTGGCGATCACCACAGGATTCCATTTTGATGATCGACCTGAACCATCAACCCAAATTTCACGAGCAGGTGTCAATGCTGCTGGATGCAGCCTTGCAAGCCGAGCGCAGCCAGCAGGCCCGCCGGCGCTATCTGGGCGCCTCACGCCTCGGTGTGCCCTGCGAGCGCGCCCTGCAATACGAGTACGTCGACGCGCCGGTGGACGACGGTGCCGAGCTGCCGGGTCGCACGCTGCGGATCTTTGAAGTCGGCCATGTCATGGAGGACCTGGCCATTCGCTGGCTGCGCCTGGCTGGCTTCGACCTCTACACCCGCAAGCAGGATGGCGAGCAATTCGGCTTCTCCGTCGCGGGTGGCCGTATCCAGGGGCATATCGACGGCGTGATCGCTGGTGCTCCTGCCGACCTGGATTTGTCGTTTCCCATGCTCTGGGAGTGCAAGACCATGAACGACAAACACTGGCGCGACACCGCCAAAAAGGGCGTGACCGTGACCAAGCCGATCTACGCCGCGCAAATGGCGATCTATCAGGCGTACATGGAGCCGAGCATTCCTGGCATCGCATCTCAGCCTGCGTTGTTCACCGCCATCAATAAGGACACCCAGGAGCTTTGGTTGGAGCTGGTGCCGTTTGATGCAGCGCTTGCGCAGCGCATGTCTGATCGCGCTGTCAAAGTCATCCAGGCGACCGAGGCTGGTGAATTGCTGCCGCGCGTGGCCTCTGAGCCGAGTTTCTACGAGTGCAAGTACTGCGCCTGGGCGCGTCGGTGTTGGCGCGAGCAGGGTGTGAGCGCATCGGGGGTGAAGTCATGAATGCGCGTCTTCCTCAACCCGTCATCGAGGCATTGACGGTGACCACTCGTCGCCAGAAACCCCTGATCGGTGCATCCCTGCTGGAGCGTCTGCTACTTCGCCATGTCGCTGTCGTGTGTCCGGAGTCGCGACTGGTCGTGGCTGTCATCAAACAGGCGTTCATTGACCTGTGTTCGCCCTCTAAACATCTGCGCACTGAGGCCAGACGTTTCTTTCGAGACGGGCGCCTGGAGCTGTGGTGCGACCAGGTCGGTCTGTCCCCCAACTTCATGCGAGAGATCGCGACCAAGGCTGGCTACTTGAATCCATCAGACACCGATGAAGGAGGTGTCCATGCTTGATTTCAACGACCAAGAACCCGCAGCTCCATCACCCAGCGGAAATTCCGAGCGGGATGAACTGCGATCGGCCTTGATGGCAAGGCTCGAGGGCGTGCTGTTTGCTTTATTTCCGGCGGGCAAGGTGACACACGGCAAATTCGTCGTTGGCGATGTGCTGGGCAGTCCAGGTCGCAGTCTGGAGATCGAGCTGGATGGTGAACGGGCGGGCCTGTGGATCGACCGCGCCACGGGTAATGGTGGCGATGTCTTTGCGCTCATCGCTGCGCACCGCCATTGGGACACGCATCGTGATTTCGCGGCCGTCCTCAGCTTCGCCCGGGAACTGCTCGGCCGAGCGCCCGCCGTGTCACCCGCCAGACGCAAGGCAAGCGCGCCGGTGGATGAATTGGGTCCAGCCACCGCCAAGTGGGACTATCTTGCCGCTGACGGCAGTCTGATTGCCTGCGTGTATCGCTATGAGCCCAGTCCTGGACGTAAGGAATTCCGCCCTTGGGATGCCAAGCGTCGCAAAATGGCGCCGC